CTATCTTTTAAAGAGAACAAAAAATACAATGAAGCCAAGGATTATATTCCCGCCTACTATATAAGGCCAGGTAAGGAAATTATGTATATCATGCAGGATTTGTATATCAAATCTTGGCATAAAAATTAGTACGTTTGCCAAAATCCAAACGATAGGTCCTACGAACTTCATTATCTTAACCGTATCCATTCTATCTTTAATGGTATCGGTCATCTCTACATCTTTCTCCACAGATACGTATTCTTTATTAATGTAAAAGCCTTTTGAATAGTTCGTTTCAAAAGCCCACTCTTGAACAGAAAAGGTAGCAGTGCCATCACCATTTTCATACTCTTTATATTTAGCAGTATCAGTAGTACCTACATCCACCTCACCCCAAGTGCCCGTTACCATCTTATAACCACTATCTACGGGTTTCATATCTACTGGCTGTGCTTTACCACACAACTTGGAAAACTGGTACGCATCTCTCTTCTTATCCCAACGAAGCCAAAATGCCTTGTTATTACTATGTTTAACTAATTTATACTCATACCATATATGCCCATGAGTATTAATGTAGCGTATCTTGCCTAAGATCGTATATAAATCACTTCGGATACGCAGCGACTCGCCATAATTAAATTCCATAATTCTCTCTCATTTATAAACTTACACACACAAATGTATAGTATTAATTACTATGATTGTACACGTAATATAAAAGCCTGCCAATATGGACATAGCAAAAAGGACCTACAGCAAACTGTAGGTCCTTATATTTTGGTGCGGATTGAGGGTTTATACTCAACGCTCCGCACCATTACTACATTATTTAAACTCTACATTTCAAAAAGGGGCAAATAAGGGGCAAGCGTTATTTTCTTTTATTGAATACAAGTATTAACCACTTTTTCTAAATCCCCTATACCATCAAATATATTGAACCCTATTTCACGGATTAGTTTCATTTGATATTTGTGTTCTTCTCTTGTACGTTTAAACTCTGTTAAATGTTTTACCATACCTCTCATAAGAGATATATTTGTTTCCATTTCTTCTATGTACTCTTTAACACTATCATAATCTATTCCTATTTTTTCTTCAATTGCCACTACAGACTTAACTGGTGCTACAGGTTGCCTATTAAAGTATTTAGCAATTGTTAAATTAATAGGATCTACATTATTGTACATAATACAAGTTAGTTTGTATGCCGTAGATTCTGTGAATACAATTAATTTAGAAATAGCACTATGCATAGGAATATTGTTTTCATTCTTATAGGCAGTTACTTCTTCCTTTTCCAATAGTTGATATGGTAAGCCTTTATCTTTTAAGTGCCATAGAATACTTGTTCTATTTCTTTTTACTATTTCTGCAAAATCGCCAATGGTTATGACAGGTACACCTTTATATGTCTTACAATGTAGTTCACTTTGGTTTACAGGCTCTTCTAAATAGCCTTGTTTTAATGTTTCTTCCATTTCGTTGAAAGCTTCAATATATTTTAGCTTCCATTGTAATGCTTTCTTACCTGTAAAGCCCATTGCAAGGAGTGAAAAGCCATCGCGGTTCATGAGGTACGCTTTATAGTCTTTCCCACGATTTTGATGTGTAGTTTCATGGTAAAATTTGGTGGCTCGATTTTGAGCCGCCAAAATATCATGTATATCTCTTAATACATTCTTATGATCTTTGCCAAAATGTTCTGCAATATCCAAACTAGACACAACAACTTGGTTATTATTTACGATTACTAAATTATTCATGATTATCTCCTTTTTCTTTAAAGGAACATAGCATTCATGATATAATATTTCATGAGGACTATGTTCTCCTGCACATAAGGCAACTACTCAACTTTCCACGGTAGGTAGTTGTCTTATTTTTTTTTGAAGAAGTCCTGAATTGCTACTCTTACTACCTCAGCTTTAGTTATTTTATGCTTTGCAGCATATTCAATAACTTTATTATGTACCTCATCATCTAATCGTACTTTTAAATCATTAGTCTTAGGTAGTCCTATAACAGGTCTTCCCATTTTTGAACCCTTCATTTCATCACCTCACTTTATGAGTTCCATAAGTAAATAATATACTTAGTGAACTCATAAGTCAAATAAACTTTTCTTAAACTAAAATTCATTGGCGGAATTTTCAGCTGATAAAATTTGGTGGCGGAATTTTCCGCTACGAAATTTTAGTGGCACAATTTTGTTCCACTAACCTTTCACGATAAAAAGAGCCACCGCATTATGATATGCAGTGGCTCTCTTTTTTTGCTATGCTTCATCAAATGGTAATGATATCTCTCTTGCTCGTTTTTGTATTTTTAATACCTTTGTTACACGATATTCATGCCTTATATGCCCATCTGGTTTTATATGTGTTGAATCTTCTAATTCAATTTGTAGCATATCACCTTTTGTAAATGATAGTCCGCCCTCTACCTTTTTTAGGAAGTCCTCATCATCTACTTTAGCATAATATTTATTTTCTCCTGATCTAAACCGCCATTTTAACTCCTCAAAGTTAACAGTTAAAATAGTTACCCATTGCGTATATCTTTGTACTTCTACTTCTTCCGTTTGAGAAAAATCAGATTCATCAAACATAAAACTTTCAGATTCTTCTTTGCTAATCACCTGTGTAGGCGACTTATAATCTTTACCATTTCTGACTTCAAACGAATCTATACCAGAGCGTTTAGTTGGTGCTACCATAGCATTTAAACTTTCACGAACAGGTACAGACATATATATATTAAGTACATCAATATTTACGGTTACAGACTCATCTTGTATTACAAGTGTAGCAGTTCTATCATCATTCTTGATAGCTTTATCTATTTTTCTTTTCTTGACCCATTTTATAACGTCAATAACAGATGGCCCACCAACTATACTTTGAACAGTGGCTCCCAATCCCAAATATTCAAGTAACTGTTCTACGCTGATATGATTTGTAAATAAACTTTGTAATTGATCTGCTAATGTTCTAATTACATCTAACTGTATTTCAAATGACCCTTTTTGAAAGTCTGCATTTACCTTAACAGCAATTGTAGAATTATCATTATTAATAATTTTATTAGCTTCATTCACTAGCGTTCCTAATGCCATCAATGCAGGACCTAATACCGAAACATCCATAGTGCCATCATCTACAGCTTCACCAGTATAAGCAATAGTTAACTTGCTTTTATCTTTGTTCATGTTACACCTCCTTTTTCGTTCATTGTATGCTCATCTGTATAAACGGTCAAATACATTTTTGATATACTGACTATCTTTTCCTGTGTCCTATAATCATTCTATTCCTTGACTTCCTAAACTCCTCCTCTAAAAATCTATTTTTACTTATCCTCTACAATAAAGACTTTTCTATGTACTCCGGCTAATTCATCACGTATCCACTCAAGACATATCGAATTTAGTACTCTTATTGCAGTGTTGTCCTTTTGGTCTATTAAGTGTTTTATTAATACAATAGAGCTAATTTCTCTCGGAAGATTATAACTAAGTAGATATTCAAAGCTCTTTTTTAATTCATCTAGATATTTTTCCCATTCATCTACACTATTAATCTTTTCAATAATACAATTCATCTTTATCAAGCAACTTTTTATATTTGTTAGATTTTCTATTGTATATTCTTCTTTGCCATATAATCGTTCCATGCCTTGACGAGTTACAAGCCAATTTTTACCCGATTTTCTAGCTTCATCATCGGTAAATTGTTTATTTGCATACCTCTTTAAGCAGCATTGCTTGATAGAATCAGCTGGTACATTCCATCTTTCACCAGCCTCTTGTGTAGTCATTACGTCATCTAGTTCAAATTTCAATTTTATCACCCTCTAACTAAACGTTTAATTACTAGTATCAAAACAATAATAGTTACTATATTAATCAGCCATTCTAAATATTGCATAATTCACCTCGTTGATTTACAATGATGTTGAAAAGGTGGCGGGGCTTTCACCCGCCTGCTTTTTACTACTCCTTGCTAACAAGTTTTAGTATTGCTAGTGCCAGTACCAGTGGCGTTAACGCATTTGCTAAACTTGTTAGCTTTTCTATTATGTCCACTTTTATCACCTCCTTACATTTTCATTACACCCTATATCGTGTATGAAAGCAAGTATTTATTTTGATTTTTACAAACAAAAATAGAGCCTACCAACGTAGATTTAATCTAGGTTAGTAGGCTCTTTTGTTTATAGTTGCGTGTATCCACCATTACACGCTATGGAGATGTATGGATCACTTCCTTAATGTTTGAACGCTACCCCTATAATTGCGCCACCACTTAACACTTGTGATACATTTCGTTGCATCCGCAAGCGTTTAATGGTTTTCTTGTCGTTCTCTATTTGCCCTTTCAATTCGGTCAAAGAGTTCTGCATTTCGTTTAAGGTAACTTCTTGCTTCATTGATTGAAGCTTGGCTTGCATCAATTCGTTTTCCAATTTGTTGATTGTATTGTGTGCTTCGGTCAACTCGGTCTTTTGCTTCATGACTAAGCTCTGAGCTTCGCTCAATGGAATACTGGATGCTTCGATTGAGCTCAAGGCTTTCTCGTTGTTTTTCTTGAGCTCGTTCCACTGCGTTAATGGTACGCTGATAGTCGCTTCCGTTTGGCTGGTAGAGGATATATCCTGCGCAAAGGATGAGGATGATGCCAATACAACCGATAATAATATAGCGGTAAGTAGGGTTATTAAATAATACTTTGATTTTGTCATACATTATACCCCTCCTGCGTAGTCAGTAATTCCCCTAGCAATGGCACGTACGATAGTATCTAAATCATTAGTTAGCATAGCATGGTCTTCTTCGTTATCGATGAAGGCCATTTCAACTAATACTGCAGTTGCATCTGTACCATTTAGCACCCAAAGGTCATCACGTTTTTTAACACCACGATCAACTGTATTAATGCTTCGGATAATTTGTGATTGGATATCATTGGCCAAACGTTGCCCATTAAAGGACTTATACAAAGTCTCAGTGCCTCTAGCTTGCGTGTTAAACGCATTACAATGAAGTGATACAAAGATATCTGCGCCCCAAGCATCAGATTCAGAACATACGAGACCTAAATCATCATCTTGTAAAGTACGCACTTCACATCCTGCTGTTTCTAAATATCTTGCTAACATCTTACCTGCATCACGTGCTACATCGCACTCACGTGTGCCATATACAGGATTAACTGCACCGCTGTCTAAATTAATATCGTGTCCGGGATTAATAAATACTTTCATCGTTTATCCTCCTCTTCTAATTTATCAGGAATACCATTATTATTTTTGTCTAACCAAAGTCCTAAGAAACCTACAACAGCCATTAATACGCTAGGGATGAATATATGATCTATGATATTAAGCCCTACATTAATCAGCTTGTTCGCCTCGTCAGATACGTACCCGCTAACAAATGACATAACATACTGAGTTATTACCAATAAAATAGGCACTAGCATAATAAATACTAGCGCCCGTGTAGCGAATATTCCTGTAGGGTGGAAGTTGGCCACCCTAACAGATTGATATGATTTTTTTATTGAATTAATGAGCTTTGGCGGTATGTTCATGAAAATCACCTCTTAACTCATCAACTCTGTTTTCAATGCCATCAACACGTGTTACCAACTTAACGTGTTCTGCATATTCTTTAGTCCGTTGTTCTCTTGATAGTTTGATTTCATCTTTTAAGTCTTTCAACGTATCAGTAAGCACGCCCATTTTTTCTTGGAACATCAACTTATCTTGCATTCTTTGAAGGTCCAGTTTTTCGAGTAGCGGGATAATCAGTAGTCTGTACCCCGCCCCCGCAACTACACCTACAATCGTAAGCGTAGTTAAAATATCATTTAACTCAAACTGCCAATTCCACATCCATTACACCTTTCTCCAATAACCAATAATGTCTATAATATACCGAGTGTTCGCCGGTACACCCCAACCCTTAACTATACGGCTGTTTCGTTCAATATAAATACTATTGTTATTTACATCAACACTTCTTTCAATTAGCCTTACTGCAACTGGCGCATTCGGTGGGAGCGATGCGACCATATTGCCATTACCTGAAGGGGCTTTTAACTTAAAATCAAAATGCAAGTATCCCCAGCCTGTTAATGGGTCGAATGCTAAGTAACCTCTATCAGCACCAGGATTACTAGCTATAGCATTGCCCCATACGACTTCATATATTTCAACTGGTTGCGAAGTTACTTGTCCGCCACCGCCACCAGGGTCGCCTTTAGGGCCTCTTAAAGCGAGTAATTGTTCCTGTGTAAAATCAGAATATCTAAATGGTTCGCCTTTATCACCCTTTGGTCCTTTAAGTGCATTAAGTTGGTCTTGCGTGAAATCAGAATATTTAAAAGGTTCCCCTTTAGGCCCAGGTGGCCCTTGTGTACTTGATGCATACTGATTAATTTCCGTTTTCTTAACATAATTACTTAATTCAGATTTTTGAGCAAAGGACTGCCCCTCTAGTTTATTAACGTAACGATTAGAGGCATCACCAGGAGTTAATGCATATTGAGCAATCTCGTTCTTCTTAATAAAAGTACCTAAATCGTTCTTATAGGCGAATGTTTGAGTAGCCCACTCCTTTTGAGCGTAATTATTTGTCGCATCTGTTTTAGATAAATAATCATTTAGATCTGTTTTTAATGCATATTTAGGGTCGCCTAACATAGTAAGGTAATTTCTTATATCAACTTTTTTTAGATACAGATTATCGGCATCTTGTTTAGTTGTATAGGCTGATAAATCTACATTAGCACCAGCACCAGGAGGACCCTGTTCACCCCTAGGGCCTTTTAAGGCCTCTAATTGCTCCGATGTGAACATGTCATAAGTAAATGACTTTCCATCTTTACCAGGAGCACCAGGAGGCCCAGGTGGTCCTTGAATACCTTGAATACCTTGCAACCCTTGTTCGCCGTTTAGTCCGTCAATACCATTCTTACCAGGCTCACCCTTTGGCCCAGGAGGACCTTGCGCTCCTGGTTCACCCTTTGGCCCTTGCAATTTAATAATTTGGGTATTATCTTTGACAATGATTTTATCATCATCATTAGACTTTATATGAATATTTTCATCACTCATATTATTTCCCCCTATTGCTAACGCCTTCACATATTGTGATTTCACCTTTTATTAAACATTTGATAGGCTTATTACCACTCCACAAAAACAAATCCCAGTAGTGCTTACCACGGCTTAATGTATCTGTGTCCAAAGATAAAATGATTTTGCACAGCTCATCATTTTCTAACCCATCTTGAGATACAGATATATCAAACTTTGCCTTGTACTCCTCATCTGTTGGATATTTTCTAACACATGCAAATAGGCTTTCACTATCTACCATATTGGTATAACCAACATTTAGAGTAATTGTTTCTCCTTTAATCACATTAAAGTTGTGTAGGACCGGTAGTTTCATCTTCACGCACCTCGTCCAATTCCATTAAGTCATTATGGATGCATCCTTCTGTTGGGCATGTTCCATCCTCATTTAATGTTTCATAGCACCATTCACAGAACTTCATTACAGGAATATCACTTTTAATTTCAAATGTTTCCATTATTTCACCGCCTTAATTTTTAATACCATTTCTTGATTCAGTTTCTTAAACTGATCTTGCAAGTCGGTAATATCGCCATTAATCAAGCGACGTCTTAATAACATTTGTTCTAACGTTTCAAAACGCCCATTGTAATAATTTCTAATTTCAGCGATTTTTTCCGCCTTTGTTGGCTCTTTTGCTTGCGGTTCAACGAACTTGCCGTCTACATAAAATTTACCGCTCATAAATTCATCGAGCATGTTATCGCCGTCTTCGGAGTAAATATAATTAGCAGCATCCGGCCATTCCTGTTTAGCAGTTGCTAGTAATTCATCTTTGCTAATCATATTATCAACAAAAGATGTAATGCGTTCACCTTGTTCATTTAATACAAATACATATTGATTCATTTCTTTATACCCCCATAGCAATTACGCGATACTTGCCAATATATCTACTGTCAGTATTGTCAATCGTCATATAGTTTGGTGCATTCGACCACGTAGCAATTCCACTAAGATTAACAACCGACTGGTCGCCATTAGCTATTGCGATATAGTTTGTTGTCTTAAATGAAATCGGAAAATTAAATGTCGCTCCACCGGCACCAGGGTCTGACTGTGTAATTCCCCATTGAACAATGAAGCCGTTTGCAAATTTCACATATCCATTAACACTATCCAGTTTCGATGCTACGATAGCACCTTGACCTAACAATCCTTTAAGTGTGCCTAAGTTAAGCACTTTATTAATATCGCTATCGTTGTAGTTAGAAGTAATAAAGTTAATAACTTCTTGTGAGTTATCGCCTTTTGTTACTTGCAAGCCTTGATTATGTTTAGCGATTGATTTTGCATATTGGTTAGAGGTAATATCTAGTTTTTTATTAAATGCGTCTTGATGTGCATTTGTAGCCGAATTATGAGCTTTAATAGATTCATCTAGTTGTTCCCTAGTAATAGCCGTTGATAAATCAATAAGTCCTTTTACATTAGGATTATCTCCTACCCCTAACGCTATTAATAAGCGCTGCATTGGAATTGCGTTTGTTTTATCTGGAATATAAGAGGTTAATCCACTAGCGTTAGAATATCCTATGAGTTTTTCTTGACCACTGTCTCCATTTTTCCCATAGATACCTACTTCTCTCCAATAAAAACCTGTTTCAACTTTTTTATTATCAAAATTGAATTGTAACTGCATTTGCCCATTTGTCACTTCTTTGACATTACTCAATCCAATTTCTAATTTAGGACTAACAAGCGATGTTAAATTTTCAATATTTGTTGTTAATTGCCCATCGCCTATTACTGCTTTTGTAATAATCAATCTATCATCAACTTTACCTGTAGATGATTTTAGAATCATTTTATTCCCTTGTAGTGTTAAACTAAGTCCCGGAAATTGTGCCATATTATCCTCCTATTTCAATTACTTCTTCATACCCAATTACACTTCCATAATATTGAGTATGTTCTATTTCAACATCGCCCCACAATTTACTCATGCCAATTTGTGTTTCTTCTTCTGCTACAACAAGTCCTGAAACAATCAATTTTTGATCAAGTAATTGTTCTTCCCAAACCTCATACCCAATATGTGCCGGCTTAAATTCATCAATCGCTTGTTGTAATCTATTAATATCTTCACACATACCTTTTGTAAACTTTAGCTCCATGGTATAGCTTTCGTTCTTTGGAGTTATTACTGTTGATTCATCGGAAACAAAGTTATTTGCTACAGATTCAAGAAACTCTTTTGTACTACTATTGCTATTATTTAGCTTTACTATTACACGGTTTCGCCTATTACTCAAACTATCGTTTTTAGGCGTTATGCCAACAAACTCTTCCCATTTATCTAATGCATAAGTTGCTGATTGAATATTATCTTGTTTTAATAGTTCAATTAACAATAATCTAATGCGTTCATGCTCTCTACTATCCGCATCACTCATTGCTTTAAACTCTAAATCTTTTGCAATAAAAAGAGGCAGATACGTAAGTATATCTACCTCTTTCCATCTAATAAAATCACTCATGCACGATCACCTCTTTAATTGTTGGTAATTGTTCATTTGTAATATCAATATTAGTAATCCCTTTATTAACTTTTAAATCACGATAGTCTAATATCCCTGTTTCTTTATTAGCTAAAATAGCTTTACCAATATTAGCATAAGATACATATGTGCCATTAAAAATTTGCTTTTTAAACTCCTCATTTAATACCTTTTTAACAGCCTCTATATCTGCTTTACCCTTTGTCACTATTAGTTCAATATTAATATCAAATATTGTTGGTGTTACTACAGTAACAGTTGCCCCAATTGGTGCGTTTTCAGCAATTACAGCCCTAACTTTTTCAATTAATTCTGTACTAGCACTTTCACGTTCATTATTGATAATAATAACCTTAACTGTTCCCGGACCATTCCATAATGGAATTACTTTAACTAAAAAGACACCATTAACTAATCGAGCCCACTGTTCATAATGATATACATTGCCACTGGTTGCAGGTTTTCTAACTTTTAATAGGAGCCTATCTAAAAGTTCTGCATCAGTTTCCTCATCATATCCATCATAAGCAGCCGCTTCATTGGTAACTGTACTAACACCATATATCCCCCCAACTATTTCTGTGATTGTATTTGCCCCTACATTCAAAGATTTTCCAAGTTGTTCAGATAATGCCAATACTTTAGCACTCCCAGTATCACCTAGATTGACCTCTTTAGCAGTTCTAAATGTTTCATCATTGTCTGTACTAAATAAACTTCCTTTAGGTATAACTGTATTAGCTGTGCCCGTTATAGTTAATATTACATTAGCTTGTGTTGCGGTCTTTCTAAATATCCCATGAGCTTCCGCATGACGTGTTAAATATTCTCCCCATGCAGTTTGTGGAAATGCCGCATCAAGTATCAACTGCATTTCTGCATAAGATTTTTCAAACTCAACTGCATTTGAGCTTAATGTATCAAATACAAATGTCCCCTCATGTGTACTCAATCCCTCTTTATCTATTTTTTTGAAATCTGCTAGTAGCCGGCCTAGCACATCTTGCTTACTTTGTGGTTCTAGCATTATACTTCAACTCCTATCGTATTTGGGCCATAAATTGTTTGTAACTCTATTTGTAGTGTAATTATTTTATGTTCTTGAATTACATTTACAGCATCTACATTTATAATGTATGGATTAACTAATAACGCATCCTTTACATATTCAAATAGATCATATTGGCTAGGCGTATCATTAGGCTTTTTCCCAATGAATTGTTCAAACTCAATACCATAATCATCATAATATGCTCTATAACGGTAGCGCTCTACTCTTAATGTTTTCCATACCCATACTTTTATTGCATCATTCCCAGTCACATATTTATGATTTCCATTTCTATCATATTGATAGGTATCTCGTTGAAAGTCCCAAGCTAGCTCTTTGCATAGTGGCAGATTTTTATTTACGTCAATGCTACTTGGTGTATTCCCTTTCATAAATGGATTACTCATTGCCGTCTAACCTCCTACATTTTCCGTATACAAAGTACTGCTCTGCTGTACTTTCATCATCACCTACTATCGGAATTAACATTACTTTATCGCCTATATGCCATGTATCAGTCATAATTCTGGTCTTTGTGTAATCATTATGAATTTCATGTGTATGGCTAGAAAACTCTGCATATCCCCCACCACCTGCTCTTGGTTGTGTTTCTGAAATGATATGTCCTTTAGATTCTCTATAATGCCCTTGTAACCAATATTCATCAACCCATAAAAAATTACTGTTTAATTCCATTCCATTGAACGATACAACTAGATTGGGAGGTGGTGATACTATCGTACCAATTCCTGGCATTGCTTGCTTGCCTGCGTTTCCGCCCACATTGCTCATGATGCCTAATATTCCTGTGTAAGGATCATTATTTTTCTTCGGCACTTTCACCCTCTCCTTCCTCTGGTTCTCTAATGTACTCTAAATTCAACTCCATTGTATGTGTATTATTCTCAAATGTATGAGTATCAGATTTAATGAAGAATACTCCTTTTAGTTGTTCTTCTTCAATTACTACAGAATACCCAGATATGCACTGCATATTACCTATTGCAGAAATACTTGATTCCATTTTAATTCCTTTGATTTTTGCTTTGGCTTTTGCCACATTATCAACAGGAAACTTTGGTTTCTTAGGTGTACTTATAGTACTGGACTTTTTCTTTTTAGTAGCTTTCTTTTCCTTTGGTTCTGGCTGATTTTTGTAAATATCTTGGAATATACCATACTTTTTAATTAATTCATCTTCATTATCTATCCGAATTACATTCCCTGCTGCATCAACAGTTTTTACTCGGTTTACCATTTCTTCAATGGACTCTGAATGTGATGAGTTTATTACATCGTATGTATCCCTAGCTATATACTCCTCAATGATTGTTCCTTTTTCTACTAAATTGATTCCGTCCGCTAGTAATATGGCTGTGTAATCTTTTTGAATATCTGCCTTTGTTTTTTCAAATAGCATTTGAAAGACTTCTGTACATGTTTTCTTATCTGCTACAAAATTTACTACTGTAGATATTTCTGGCAAAGTTCCAACAGGCACTTCAACCTCTGCACATACACGCTTGAAAGCATCAACTACATTTGTGGCATTAAATACTAAACTTACTTTAGACTTTGCAAGGTATATCATCCCATCATAGCAAGTTATATCATATGTATTGTCATTTGTATTTCTTTTCCTAAAGAAAACACGTCCAGTAAATATCTTTGCATTATCTACTGTCACTTCAATACGATCACCTAAATCAATTAGATAATTTGGAAATGATATATCTTTAGGGTTATAGGCATATGAAAACTCTAACTTTCTAGCAGCTTCTTCTCTATCACCGCTCCATGTGAACTTAGAAATAAGATGTGTGATATCTACTCTTTCATCCTTTTCATTAATATGTTCTATTAGTGTAATCATAGTGGCCACTCCTTACCATTCATTTTTAATGACCGCTTAGATACTTGTAAAACTGCACCGATTGGGCTTTTCCCAGCCTTAACCATCATCTTATACATGTTTAATGCCTTTTTGCCTTGTTCAGCAATTGGCATTATTTTTGATACTGCCTTATTAGCTGTATCCATAAAATGTTCTTGTGGATATGCTGTTACTGCTTGCTCTTCTGGTGCTTCTGCAATTCTACTATGTAAGCCTGTAGTATCATTTTTTATCTCTGATGTTGGTTTTATGTATCTATATTCCTTGAGTGTCATCTCATAATATACATCACTTGTACCATCATGCTCATCATTATTAAATGACTCAATTGTACAGTACATAGAGATTGAGGTATTGGAAATTGAAATCTTACACGGCTTACCACTTGTAGCAAATCCATCTATTTTTCTTACTAGATTGTAAGGATTAGTTTCGTTTGTTTCTGACCATTCATATTTTTGTGCAGGGAAAAAGCCTTCAAATGATAATGTCTGAAGGCCTCTTTTCCCTAACATATTAATTTCACCAATAGCGTTAATATTTAAAGTGCTATTGTTATATGTTCTCCCCACCTTAAATGAAGCTGGTGTTACTGGCAGTATAATATTTTGCCCTGCACAGGATAATGTAAATTTACATCCCTGTGGTATGCCTTTACCTCCAAAGAAGCTCATAATTGCATCAAAAAATGACATTATACTGCTCCCTCCATTCTATTAATAGAACGTTTTTGTAATTGGTAATGAATTTGCTCCGCAATTTCAAATGTTAATTCTTCTACAGATTTCCCCTCATTACGAACATTAAGATTAGCTATGTTTACATTAATGCTATTACCAGATGAACTACGTTTCCCTTGATTATATGCACTATTTAAAGATTGTGCATGAGGTATTACTTGAGCTCCACTTGGTAAATTTACTATTTCAGCCCCACGATCATGAATCATGGCAGGGCCACCTTTCCAGTTATCAGTACCAGAATATAGCAAAGGGATATTTAATGGTCCAAAGTGTGAACCACCAACACCCGGTACCCAGTCTGGAATATCTACTGAAATTCCGTTGACTGCCGAAATCAAACTATTAATTGATGCTTTAATACCTGCAATAACTCCATCAAATATACTTTTGATTGGCATAACAATTCCCTCAAAGATTTGAACGATACCATTCCATGCCATACTCCAATTCCCTGTAAATACTCCTACAATAAAGTCTGTAATACCACTTAATACAGTTGTAATTCCATTTACAACCCCTTCAATTACAGTTAATGCAAATGTAAGTATCCCTGTAATTCCTGCAATAGCTACATTAAACCCTACTACTAATCCCCCTAATGCTACTGCAAGCGGTCCACCAATCAATACTTTAGCTACCTTACTTACAACAGTAAAAATAATATTTAAGAAAGGTGACATTAATTGGTAAATCCTACCAAATGATGTAGCCACTTGACTAATTAGTTTACCAAATGCGCTAGCTACTCTTGAGACTATTGGCTGTAAAGCAGTAACAATTCGACTAACTGCACCTTTTATTATTCCTACAAATCCTATAAATGATTGTCCTATACCTTCTAATACTGATTTTACTTTGTCAAAGTTTTTATAAATTGCTAGCCCTAATAAAGCAATTACTCCTATCGCAATTCCTACAGGTCCAGTAAGAACTAATGGTATTAATCTACCTATCATAGGTAATACCCTCATAGCCACGCTACCAATACCACTAAAGGCTCTTGCAATTCCTTTAACAGATACTTCTAACAACTTATTGTTAATACTTTGTCCTCTTAATACTTTCCCGATATTTGCATATGTCCGCATCAAAGAGCCAATGCCACTTGTAATAGGTCCTAGTATTTTTGTAAAAGCAGTAAAGCCTACAATGCTTATACCAATATCAATTGCTGTATTTTTAATTGCTGGACTTAAATCAGTAAAGTATTTTGCTAAATTGCCAATTGTGTCAGCCACCTTTTTTACCCTAGGCTGCAATACATCTGCAAAGCTAATGGCCAATGCCTCTACTTTACTTTCTAAATCCTTAAATGACCCTAGCAGTGTTTTCTTCATAATATCTGCTTGTGCTTTAGACGAGCCTGTTGCAGAATCCATTGAACTACGCATATCATCGTATGCTTCTTTTGTAGTATTCAATACAGCAAGTAATGCCGATGTGGATTCTGTGCCCGCAATGTCACCTGCTAATTTAAACTTTTCAGCTTCAGTTAGTCCTTGCATTTTAGTTCGTAATTGATCATACACTTTACCAAGACCAATAAATTTTCCTTGTGAATCTGTAGTAGCAATTCCTAACTTTTGTAATGCCTCTGCAGCTTCTTTTGGAGGGTCTATTAGTCTACTTAACATCATGCGTAATGCACGGCCACTCGTTGATGCCTCAATATTGTTATTACTCATGATAGCTAATGATGTAGATAATTCTTCTACAGATATTCCTAATGCAGCCGCTGGAGCACCTGCATATTGGATCGCATTGCCAAATCCAACCATGTCTAAACGTGATTTATTTGCAGCCATTTGAATTACATCGGCCATTCGTGTTGCATTCTCTGCTACATTACCTTCCTGTAATCCCCATGTATTTAATGCACCCGATACAATCCCTGCTGTTGTTTCTAGATTTTCACCAGATGCAACAGATGCTTCTACAATTGATGGTAATGAGCTCATAATTTGACTAGCATTCATACCACTTGCAGCTAAACCATCCATAGCTTCTGCCGCTTGAGTAGCACTTATAGGAAAATCTGCACCCAACTGTTTTGCCACATCTCTTAATTTAAGCATTTCATCATGCGTTGCACCTGCTTTTGCACCAGCAGAAGTTACTGCGGAGTCAAACCCAACAAAGGCTTTAACAGAGGCGGCTCCCATGCCAACAATAGCAGCAGATACAGGCATTAAAGCATTACCAATTCCGCTAATACCTCTGCCAATATTCTGTAGATATCGACCTTGCCTATCTGCCATATTAGCAGTTGTAGCCATTTGTGAATTAATCCCAGATAATACGGATGTTACACCATCATGTAACCGCATCACCAAATCAATTACTTCACTCATTTTTTACTCGCCTCCTCTCTGTCCTTAATTTCTTGCATCATAAAAGCACGGAGGACTGTACGCTCTCCGTGCCCCATTTTATGAAATTCCGATGGCATTACATCATGATTGACATACATGTAATAGGCAAGATTTACATCACCATCGGAATATATTAGTTTTTTACTTCATTGATTGCTTTCTTAATGGCTTTATCACCGTAACCAGATAGAGCTAATACTTCACGTGCAATTAGCTCAAGTTCACCAGCTTTAAATAGCTTAGTGAATAACGCCTGTTTTGATGGCACTTGGAATTTTTGTAATAATTCTTTAGCTCCAAAATCAGGCGAAACAATACCATCAGTTACAACAAATTGTAAGAATTGACTTTCATCAGCAACACCATCTTCAGTAGCCAACATACGAAGGTCTGCAATACGTTTATAACTAATTTCTTTTACTGTAACAGTAAACGGTTCGTTAAAAACCTCAGATAATCGAGTAATTTCTAAGTCTTTTTTAGATGCCTCTTTTAATGTATCTAGGTCTTTTTCCATTAACTTATCAATGATATTGCTCATCTATTAGTCCTCCACTTTATCAATCACGTCAAACTCTGTAAATGTAAAGTCTACAGATTCTTCTACAAGTGCTCCTACTTTCCAATTGGCAAGGTCTAGAGAATCGAAAGTTACATCATACAAGGTTACTGTTTCTACACCTTTGGCATCAGGATCATCTAATTGAATTACCAATTGGCACACAGTAGCTTTACCTTTTTTTAGGTTTTCAGCCATTTTACTAATCATCAAAGAAGATACTTTGTTCATAGTTAAACTGCCTGTACCTTCATAACCAACATATTTGTATTGTTTACTCATTGTCTTGGCTTTTTTAACTTCTTCTTTGCTTAATTTAATTGTGGCTTTAACTGCTGTAGCTTGTGATACCAAAGAACCATCTAACCACACTTGGCCATGAGAGCCTGTCATTACTTGTTGCGCTGCAAAATTCTCCATGTGTTCCTCCTATTAAATATTAATTGGTAATTGGATATCTTCCATTGCATCAAGTGGTCTTACTTTTGCTTTTAGGAATACGATTTTCTTAGTATCCAATTTCTTAACTTCATCATCTGTCATTTTAGCCAATTCTTCTTTTGTGAATAAGCCATGGGATAATTGGTATGTTCGAACTGCTTCACAATCAATTTCGCATGTAGAGTAATCTTTTTGTAACAATCGTTCATTTTCCAATTGTTTGAAATAACCTAGAATTGCACTAATCAACAAACATTTGTTCTCATAATCATTTGTATATTTACCAATGTAAGAATCTTGTGCGGTTTTTCTGATATCGTCATAAATCATATCCATAATGTCTACAATTTTGATTGTTTGATATCCTTCGAGTTTACCTTGGCTTGTTGTTACCAAAGAGTTCATGGCACGGCTCATTTTAAACTTTTCGCCATCATACCAAATGAAGAATTTACCTTCATTCACCATTGTATCCATCTCATCTTGAGTATGGCGGTCACAATCAATGACTTCTGTTAATGGTGCATATGTAGCACTTTGTGTCATATTTGTTCCTGCAACAAGGCCTGCAATGCGTGCGGTATATTCTGCTGCTTTATACTCACGATCTGCTGTAACAACCTTAGTGTTACCAAAATTAATTACCCCTTCGTAATCTGCATTAGAACCCGGCAATACTACCTTAATTTTTTTGAATTTATTCTCACGTGCTGTTTTCACCCACGTTGCAACATACTCCAATTGAGCAGTTTCAATTGTTGGGATTGCTAAATAATCAAAACGTTCTGTAAGCATTGCTTTTAATGGTTCTTGGAATCTATCTGCACCAGCTTTATCGCCACCTTGTTGCATCATATATACAACAACTTTCAAAGGTGGTTTGTTATAACCTTTTAGTGCTTTTAAGATGTAATCCTTATTTTTATCAGATAGTTCTTCTGGAATATCATCTACTGTATATACCAAAAATGGATTTGGTAATACTTCATGTCCATTAGTTTTTGTTGCTAATTTATCAATTACTTGTTTAGCATCTTCTAAAATCAATGCAACAATCCCACGTTGGGAACGTTGAATGGCTTCAATACCAGCTTCAATAAATTTAACTACAACTGTAGGCATTCCTAATTTAGCCATTATTTATCCTCCACTTCTACTGTTAATGAGACATCACCCATCATGATGCCTTCTTCTTTCATTTTTTCAATTCGTCCTGTTGTATCCATAAATGTAATATCCATTGTGATTTGTAAGATATCATCTTCCTCTCCTACTCTATCTTGCTGAATATCATCCACATGTAAATAACGATCACCAACAGGAAATCCCATTTGAAACAGTATTAAAAATTTATCAAACACTGTTAAATAGTGTTCTTCATCCTTATCTTCATTGCTAGGAAAATATGTAGCAATAATAGTTACATTTCTTTTAATAAAGTTCTTTGTTTGCATCTCTGAACTCATTAAAAGCTTTACAAAAAAACACGGCATAGTGAACTCTTCTAAAACCTCGTCACTATATACCGTGCATTTATATTCGTCATGTAGTTTCTTTGCCACAGCTTTCCATATTGCCACTTGTGATAATCGGTTAGCCATTCTTTATCTTCTTCCTCAGCTTTTTAAACATGTGTCCACCAACAGCTTCTCTTATATTATTACGATTCTTTTCAACTGTTCGTTTAAAGAAAAATGTCCCCTGTTTGAATCCTTTAATTTTTCCATGCATAGTTTTCATCACATGCCCACGTTCAACTAAATGAAAATGAGGTGATGTATTTCGCAATGTCGCTTCTAGCGTACTGCTACTATTGCCATTGATTGCCATTTTCCAACTCTTGGAAATTTTACGCTTTCTACCTTTACCAACAGGTGATGCACTAACCAATTCCTTTTTCATTCGGTTAGCTTCTTTCCGCATAGCTTTTTCCGCCTCTAATGGATACTCTTTAATGTACGAGTCCAATCTCCCCATAAAAGTTTTTATATCCATTATTTCCCTCGTTTATAGATATGACACATCAATTCTAATTTTGTATGCTCTTCATATGGATCAATTACAGTTTTAACTTTATAGACTACATCCTTATATCTGATTAGCACACCATCAGTTATTCCACTTCTGTATCTGATTGTAATCTTATATAATTCGTCTACTTTTTCTTTATACATTTCCAGATATTGTCTACCACGTAATGGTTCAATACGTGCCCAAATTCTATTTGGAATTAGCCTTACTAATTTTTGCTTGGTAATTCCATTGCTTTCAATATCTTGATATGCCAGTACTTCAATTCGTTTCGTTAATCTTCCAATTCCGTCTATATTAAGCATTCTCTGTCACCTCTTTAGGATAATTTTTAGATAGTGCAATATGACGAATTATAGGAGCTAGCGTGAATGGTAAATCATGAACAAATGTTTTTGAGGAAGTTGCCTCACGATTTTCGTACCAATGAGCAACCATATATTGAACGGCTCTACGGTATAGTGGCTCGTCAATATATGGTTTCCCAGTCATTTGCTCAATATACGTGACAGCAGCAGAGATAGATTCATCGATAAACATATCATCTTCTGTAATATCTTCATCAATTCGTAAATAAAATTTTACATCTTCTACCGTCAACATAAATTACACCTATGCTTTCTTCGCTAGTTTAACCAAAGAATTGGTATCAACAGGCTTACCATCACAAATCATTGTAGATTTACGAACAATATCATCTGTTTCGTTATCTTCATATGTTTTTACACCAATTTGATAGTTAGTATTTAATGCATAATCTTCAAATCGATAAATGAACGCTACAATATCACCTGATGTAGCCGCATCAATGTTTTTAAGGTAAGGTACAATCAATACGCCACGGCCAAGAATAGAGCGTTCTGGTTTCCCACCCATGCCATAGTTAACACGTGCAATTGGTTGACCATTCTTGTCTGTCATGCCTTCAATGTTCATAAAGGTTTTCTTTGTCATTACCCAAACAGAACCTTCTTCATATTCAACAGGTAGTTCACCTTCTGCTTTTACGAGTGTTGCATAGTCAAAATCTTTAACATCTAATTTCACACCAGCAGCCGCATCCTTTAAAATACCTGTAGGTTGACCGTTACCAGTACCATTGATAATAGCATTCTCAATAGCTTTAACCATTGCTTTGGATACATTATTAGAAATCATATTTTCAAATGCAGATAATGCCATTACAGATGTTTCTAAAGAAATAGATACTCTGCATTGTAGTTTGAAATGACCAAATTGGATATTACCAGTTGTTGCTTTTTGACGATCAGAACCTGTCCCTTCAGCTACCCATGTAGCCACAGGCATCACATTGCTTGTTGGAATTGCAAGGCCAGATTTAAAGTTTGTATTGGTAACTAATGGCAATACCATACCAACACTTTCCATTTTTTGAACAATCTTGTTCAAAACTGTAGGTGGGATTACTGCACCAATATCTGTAGTTAATGTATTTTCATTTTGACGTAATTCAGCAGGAATTGGTGTATTGTTCATTACATATTGCATGAATGCATTACGATATTCTACAGAATCAAATACTTCTGCACCTTGTGCACGTTGTTCTGCTACAGGTACAGGTACTGTAGTAGCAGTAGGAACAGTATTCAAAATTGCTGTTCTACGTTCTAGTTCAGTTTCTTCTGCTTCCAATGCACGCAACTCAGTTTCAATTTCATCAAGATTCAAGTTAACTTGTGTAGTGTCTTCCAACATTGCACGCAATTCTGCTCTACGTTGTCTAATTTGTTCCAAACGATTCATATTATCTCTCCTTTTAGGTAATAAAAAAATACGCTTACTGCGTGTCTAATACTTTTTATGTCATGGCCAATAATGTTAGCCGTTTTCTTTTTTCGATATCTTCATATCTCTCATAGTCCCCATTTGCTCTAGCACTAACCGATGTGCCTTTATATGCAGGGTTATCTACAATAGATACATCATATACCGCTTTTACTGATTTAATTTTTCGTGTGTATACTTTATTTTCTCGGTCAATCTCTTCTTCTTCACCATTAACAATAAAGGCAAATGACATTTTATTTAAATCACCACGTTTAATTAAAGAATACACATCATTCCCAATCGAAGTGTCTGCTACATCACCTGTTAATTTCAATCCTTTTTCATCAACAGTTAACTGCAATGTTCCACTAGCGGTTCTAGCAAATAGCATACCGCCATGATTGTAATTTAATACGCATTGACTAAAATCAGTATTATCAAATGCGCCTGGTAAAATTACTTCACGATATTCATACCCAGTATAATCAGATTTCCAAATTAGTGTTTCTTCGTTAAACACTGCAGCATATCCTTCTACTGTTCGTGTTTGAATATCATCAGTATCATTCTGTATCGCTTGCACCGTCATCATTCGGTGTTCCATTTTTCGGTTCTTCCTCATTTGTATCACCTCCTTTCGATGCATTTATTTGATATTCTGAAAGGTCTTTATACTTAGCGAAGTTTAAACTTATAAGACGTTCATCTCCACCTTCAATACCTTCATAACCAAAGATTTCACGAATTTCATTTACTGTAACAGCCCCTGTAGGTAATAGTGTTTGACAAATATTAATCCTACTTGCTACAGACATATAAGATAATCTATTGCTTTCAACTATTACTTCATTTCCATGTCCTTTTTCACGGCTTGTAAACAGTTTTTCTGTAAATTCCTGTGTTAACTTAATGGCAATTGGCTCTAATACAGATTCATAAAATGCTATATATTCATCTTCTGTGTAATTACCACTTACAATCTTTTCATTCAAACCAAAGTGCTTATACACCATGTCTCTTGCAAAATCCATTTGACCTTTATTAAAGGTACTGATAGTTGTTGTTAACTGTTGGAATGTTGCTTTATTATCCAATGTAGCAATCCCACTACCATTTGCATTCGATACATAACGATCAGTAAACTTCTTCCATAGTTCCTGTTGGTCATCTTCACGTACTGTACCCTCAAAATTGATAATCCCACGTAACGAATTGCCATTTTTTACAGAGTTTATGATTGCGGCCTTTACTGCATGCAATAAATCCAAGTCCTCTTTTAAGGCTCTTGAGTTATCTTCACCAAATAACTGATGACTGTTAAAATGCCGTTTAATATGAATAACCGCATCATATAGCACAGTCATACTTTTGCCATTAATAAATTGGAATTTAACATATAAATTGCTATCCTTATCCACTTTAACTTCTACACTTCCAAAGTCTAATGGATATAGGCCCTCAATCACGCCATTTACATCACGTTTTACATAAATAAATGCGTTATTGTAATTGAAGTATTGTGCAACTACTTTTTCCAAAAATTCACTTGCTGTCATAAATGGATTTGGTCTTGTTCCCAATATGTGGTTAATAGATATAGACCCCTGTACCATTCCATCACTTGTTCTTCTGACATGTTTAAGCTTCATTTTGCCTAAATGTCTAGCAATCGTATCAGTACAATCTCGAAAGGTTGTATCTGTATATGGCACACCACTAAAAGGTGTGAATACATTTGTATATCCGTCTAAAAACTCCGCTCCAGTTAAATTAGCTTTATCAGTACTTCCAAATCCAAATATTTTATTAAAGATATTTCGATAGTTCATTATCTCACCTCCTTTCCTAAATTACATTGTGGTAATCCTCTTGGTTTCGTTCATACTCAACGTATGCATCTAACATTGATGCAAATCCATCAATCCTTTTCTTTGCATGAATAGATTTAGTTGGTTGAATATTGCCATTACGGTCTACATCTATTTCCACGTTAGCCATACACCATTTCAATATAGGATTGTTATCATAGTTGATTAATTTTGCTTCTAGTTCTGCGCCTAGTGCTTTCATTGGTCCACTCAACGTTTTCTTACCTTGAATGACTGGATTCATGACAGAACGCCCAAACTCTGATTTCATATCTTCTACAAAATATGCTGCACTCCATCCATCGTACCCACATTTATATAAATAGATATCATCTTCCATTTGTCTTTCTTTAAACCATTCAACAATTAACCTATAGTCAATTCTATTACCTGGTGATTTTCGTATAAAGCCCCTTTTATACCATACATCATATGGTACTTTATCTTCATTTACTCGTTTCTCAAATAAATCTTCTGGTATCCAGTACATTTGCTTGATATATTTTACAGGATCATTAGGCACCATAAATAGCAATGTGGCACATGTTAAGTCCGTGGTTGCAGATAAATCTATACCACCTATACCATATCTAGGCTTTAATGCTCCTATATCAAACGTTGCTGTATTATTTAATTGTTCAAAGGTTAAGAATGCTTCTGATGATGTTTCACGAACATTGAAGTCCTTTGTAAGAAGATTAGTTACATGAATTGGATTGTTTTGTGCAGATTTAACTTTTTCAGCTAATTGACTAACACTCTTAATCGTTCCCAAACCCGGATTAGCTTTTGCCCAGCAATTAGGATCTGTCCATTCCTTTCGACTATCTAATTCATAGATTATCGGTAAGATACGTTCATTTTTATAACCTTGTTCATCATCATATCCATCTACAATTTGGCAAGCCTCATCATATTTGATATCGTAAATACTTTCACGAACTGTACCAGCTGTACTTGTAATGATAGTTAGAGGTTGTTCACGTGCGCTCATACCGTCAACGATTACATCATATAAATTCTTGTCCTTAATAGCATGTAATTCATCAATTAAGGCCCCATGAACATTTAACCCGTCAAGATTGTTTGAATCTGATGCAAGCGGTACAAACTTACCATCGTTCACGTCACACAAAATTCTATTTACACGAATATGACAAACTTTATTTAGCGACTTACTTTTTTTAATCATTTTAGCCGCTTCATCCCATATAATTTTTGCTTGGTCTCGCTTTGTTGCAGCACTATATATTTCAGCGCCCATTTCACCATCTGCAATTAATAAAAAAAGGCCTATTGCGGCCGCTACAGTGGACTTACCATTTTTACGTGCCACTATCAATATAAGTTCTTGATATTCTCTTGCTTTAGTATCTTTATCAACAAATCCAAATAATGCTGCAATCATAGCTTTTTGCCATAACTCTAAGATTACTGGTTTTCCTGCCCATTTACCTTTAGAGTGTTTGCAAAACAGCTCAATGAAATCAATTGCAACTTCTGCCCTGTCTTTATCATAAATGTATTGACTAGGGTTTTCTAACTTATCGACTAAATGCTTGTATACTCTACGAACACGATCAGATACAACTATTTCACCATCAATAATTTGGTTATAGTATTCTCTGATTGGGTTCATCGTCTAACACGTTCCATAATAAATTTTTTAAATTCTTCGTCATCATCTTCATTTTTAGTCTGTGGCAACTCGCTCAACAGTACTTTTATGATAGCAATATAATTTTTCATCAACGTGTTATATGCCTTAGATTCAGTCGATTCTTTTTTACCAAATTGATTATTTCCATTGCAGTATTCTTCCACAAATCCAACTTTTTCTAACTGAATTTGTAGCTCATCTAACTGCATTTCCATGTGTACAGCTTGCTCAATTGATTTTCTAATTAACTTTTTCTTTTCTTGTGGAAGTTCCTTGAAAATCTTGTTATATTCTGCAATCCTCTTCTTTTTTATTTTTTCTTTTTCTTCATTTGTCAACTCCAATCACTCCTTTGTTAACCACACCCCTCACATGTGCGACCTGTGTTTTAAACGAAACTGCTGCACCGGTGTAGAAAAAAATATTTTCACCATAAAAATATGGGGGGGAGTTAATTATTATCATGTTCATTATCATTTACGGCTACTAAATCACCAAGCTCATTGAATATCATTCCACGTGTCGGTCTAACTAATAGGCTTGCACCACTCGTCAATCCATTAGGTGTAGTCATAGCATCTATCTCTGCATGTATAGCATTATGACATTCAATACATAAGAACATAAGATTATCCCAACCATACGCAACCGCATCATTGGTGATGTTGTTTGGGTTTAGTGGTTTTTTATGATGCACTACCCAACGCTGTCTAGTCCCATCTGCCTTATTGATACTTTTTAATCCATGGCATCTTTCACATATATATAGTTTTGATTCTGCATATGCTTTTGCACATCTTCTCCATCTATATGAGTTATAGAAATTTTTAAAATAGTCTTTTGCCATTTTTTAAAATGTCCCCTTTTTTTCTAGGCCACCACATGTTATACATCATATCCCATTGCTCTACGATTAATTGCATATGCTTCATCGTATGTAATACCCTCACGCTCTGCTACTTTATTTAAGCAATCATCTTTAGTTGGATATTGTCCACTGTGTGTATTGATATGACATTGTGTACAGAGTTGTATTAAGTTTTCCTTAATATCTCCACCACCACTACCACGTGTATTAATATGATGTGGTTCTATGTTTGTCCGTTGTCCACATATCTCACATCGTGTAGATCTGACTTCTTGAATTGTTTTCTTTGATGTAATTCTTTTGTGCTTCATAATTCCTCCCATAAACTAAAAAGGACCGCATCATATCGTGTTATGCGACCTTGATATGATGAAGTCCTCTTTAGGTATGTAGTTTTTTAAGGAGGCTTGACGTGTTCAACCCGTTCATGCCCACATACAGTATCTCATATATAGAGTGTCAAATAATAGCAACCTTTTTATAAATTTCCTCAAAATTTTTAATTGCTCTTTTATGCAAGTTATGAACATTCTGCCTTGAACAATCTATTAGTTCTGCTACCTTTTCCCATGTACATCCATTAATGTACCTATCAACTAATACCGTCCTTTGTTTTGTACTGCGAATTTGATTGATCATAAACCTTGCTCGTTCTCTCTCTTGTAGGTATGTACTCCATTCTTTCATAATCTCATCTGTAACCGCATCAAGATTCGCTACTTTATCTGCAATAGTAATTGGTTGCCCTCCACTCACTTTATCCTTACTATAATCAATGGCTTGTAAACTCATAATATCTTGTCTTATTCTAAATATTTCTCTCTCCTTACATCTAATATTCAAATCAGTATCACGTATCTGATTTAAATATTCCCTTCCTGTCATCGGCTATTATCTCCCTGTTCCTTTAATTTATCGGTCCATTCTTTCCATGTATATATTGGCATCCCTTTAGCTATTGCAAATGACCATTCCCCAATACATCCTTTAGATGTTTCCCAGTCACCACATAATACTAATGCATCACATCTATTTAACATGTCTAAGCATATTTTTAATCCTTTTGAATACGGTTTATCAAAGTACAACATGCTGAAATTATGAAGAGGTGATAGATATGTATTGTTTTTATCTAGCATTACTAGGTTTTCCATGATTGTATCAATTGAATACTTATTGGCTTTATTTCCGCCAAATGGATGCGCTACATATATTAATTGGTCTTTAATCATTCTCTTCCCCTTCTTGTACTAGATCATTAATGTGAAATGTTTCACCCTCAACCGCATCATCTTCCAATTCTTCTTCCCATAGTTTCCCCTGCGCTCTTGCACCTTTTACAAACATTTCTATTTCTTCTACTAATGGAATAAGCTTTTCTGGCGCTTCATCTATTACACTTAGCCATGATGTGCTAATTGTACATTCATCTCCATACTTGTTTGTAATTATAAGCACATACTTTGCTTCTGTAATAACCTTAGGCATTTCCTTATGCCATTTAAAACTAATTGATTTAATCTTCAGCCACTCTTCTTCAAATAACTTGAACACTTTAAATGTTTCAATTACCAATGTTCTTGCTTTTACATATGCTTCTAGTATCTCTGGTCTGAAGTCATCCTCTGTGCTTAATTGATATGTTTCAGTAATGCCAGCATTATTTGCTTTCTCATACTTTACTTTCTTTTTATCCCCAAATCCAATGCTTAGTATCCTCATCTTTATTTTCCTTTCCGTTGTTTATCTTCGCACACCCAATCCCCACAGAGTACTTTATTTCGTTTGTTAGTGTGAAATTTCTTTCCGCACTGCACACAGTATCTTGTGTATTTAAATGCTTTCTCTAATCGTTCTTCACGCTCTTGCTCTATTTGTTCCTTTGTCTTCCTAGGCTCTACCGGTTTGCCTGCTCTACAGTTTGGACACCATGTGTTATGACTATCTGGTGTGAATAACCTATCACATCTATTACACTTTCTTTGCATTTCTAATCCTCCTAGCTATTTATGTGTTCTTCACATACTTTCAATATGTCCTTAACTAAATTAATTGGAATATTTGACCTGGTATTATATCTATTCCCTCCATTGTTGCAATGTTTTAATCCTATCTTTCCTTTTACTCTGTTACTCCTTAGCTTTAAATCTATATTGCTTCCAAATTTTGTTGGCTTTTGTACTTTGTATCCGTAATTGTTATAGTATGTAAGATTTTCATATGGGATATTGAACCCTATTACATTTTCAATATATTCCCATATTCTTCCATATGCAGGATTTTCTATAACAAATATTTTTGGCTTATAGTGATCAATTATTTTTAACGTGTTGTATATGCACATTTCACCGTTTATTCTTGTCAAAAATGATTTGTCATATTTAAATTGATAGTTACTATAATCTTCTTTATTCCTAATGGTGAATTTGCTGCTTTCTTCATACCCTCCAAATAATGATGTTGTTATGCCTTGTTCTTGCTTCCAACATGCATTGCCACCTTTCATTGCACTAGCAACGCTCCAACTTTCACATGGTGGACTAGCTAAGATTACATCTGGTGGTTCTAATTTATCTAATACATCCCATAGAGCCATTGGTTTGTGTAATGTATTAACTGCTAAATCTTGATTAATACATACATCCCCAATCCCTATTGATGTTATTGTGTGTTGCCCCCCCCCACATTCACGTTGTATTCATCTAGTGCTTGACGATAACAGCCGTTTCCGTCATCGAATAGTCCCCATATATTCATTTTTCCTCACTTTTAAAAAATACTAACCATATTGTTTTTCCTCTTCGTTGTCCAATAATTGGCTCGCATGGTAATAGCTTTTTTACCTGTGGTAATGTTATTTGCTCTTCATTCCATTTAAATATCATTGTTCCATTTGTTTTAAGCACCCTCCAACATTCTCCTAAGCCTTTCTTTATATCTTCTTTCCATGCTTCCCCTAACCGTCCATACTTCAATTTCAGATATGACTCTTCTCCAGCTCTTAATAAATGTGGTGGATCAAATATAACAAGGTGAAATGTTTCGTCTTTATAAGGCATATTTCTAAAATCTGCCATTATGTCTGGCTTAACAATTAATTTTCTACCGTCACAAAGCGTTGCCTCTTCCATCCTATTATCCATGTAAACAGTATTTGTATTTTCTTTGTTAAACCAGAACATCCTTGAACCGCAGCATGCATCTAAAATCTTTTTATTCTTCATTTGAGTTCTCTTTAATCTCTTACAGTACAGCTATGCCCTTTTAGCTTTCTCATCTTGTGCCTAATGGTTCTTACGTTATCCCCAACATATTTATAGGTATCTCCCTGTATATTCTTCTGCTCGTTATATTCATCTAGCTTTGCTCTCCATTGTATGTAGCTTTCACATTTACTGTGACACCCTACCTCTCTGAATTGGCAACCCCTGCATGGTGTTTTCATAATAACTCCTCGCCCATTGGTCTAATACTTTGCTTACTTTATTTAGCTTGTATATACATTTTCTTATTCTTGCTTTTAGTAGCTCTTCTGAGGGAGTAACCACATAGCCCCAGTATGGTATAAATACCTTTTTTGCTTCTTTTGTTCGGCACTTTATAATATGATCATGTGCTTTGCATACATTCCTGTATCTATCATTCATGCTCATACCCCTCTAATTTATTGCCTACTACTTTTACATTTCCATTGTTCACTACAAATGCTAAGTCAAAATCTAATACCGCATCACTTTGTGTTGTGTTCTGCTGGTTAATTGCCTTGCATCTCCATTGATATTTATCAACACTGTAATATACTTCCCCTACTATTGGTGTGTCTTGTATTGATTTGCAATCAAACTCTATATGGTCCTTTTCGTATATTCTTTTTCCTAGCGTGTCTTTTGCTTCGCTTCCTCTGCATAGTGTTCCGTCCTCAATCGGTATCCATGCATATGTATCATTTTCTACTGCTAATAATCTTATTTGTAAGTAGCTTTGTTTTATCTCATCACTGCTTATCCATTCTGTTTTATTTATTCCTAATCTAAGGCCTTTATATATGAGCGGTCTCATGTTGCCTCCTCATTTCTACCTGTGTAGGTGATTTACCAATACAGCTTTTAGGAAAAGGCGGATATACCGCCTATCCTGTTTTATTTGCTTGCCGCATCAATTCAGCATATATTTTTATGTTCTATAAATCTTTGTTGGAGCATATGCAGGACAGTCTTCACATTCTTCTTTCTTTAGCCAATGTAATGTACCTGCAGTTTTACCTTTGAATACTTTTATTGATGTCTTTCCCTTAGGGCAAGATGCTTTCACCCATAATGCACCGCTTTTTGCTGGTCCAAATGAATGGCTACATATTTTTCTTGGTCTACCTCTTCGCATATTCCCTCCTAGAATGGAATTGTTTCATCATCATCTACAAATCCATTTTCAAAATTACTTGCTCCACTTTCATTTTGTTTAAGGCCATATGTAAGATTTTTGACCACAATCTCTGTGATGTATCTTTTACTTCCGTCTTTTTCGTAGGATCTAGTTCTTAATTCACCATTTACTGCTACAAAATCCCCTTTACGTAATCCACTGTAAAGTTCCGCATCAACCCAACATACAATGTTGTGATATTGTGTACTCTGTTGCTCATTCACATATTTATTGGTTGCCATTCTAAATGTAAGTACTGGTTTCCCAGTCTTTGTATATCGTAGTTCTGCATCTGCTACTACGTTGCCACTTAAAAATACTTCATTTACGTTTATCATTTGCTTCTTCCTCCCATTTCTCGCATTCTTTGCTTATTACGCATAATGCCAAGATTACTACTCCTAGCATTACCCCTACTACAATGCCTATTCCTAGTAGTGCCATGTTTGACCTCCTCAATTCTTATTAGTCTGTAAAATCTGTAAGGATACCCTTCATCAGAAACAGACTCAACTACACTGTCTGTTTCCACGTAGTAGCCTTTTGGCGGTTGGATGTAATCTCTCCATTCGCTAGGCTTCAATATTTCTGTTTTTACTTTTGGTTTTTCCAAATTTTTACTGCTATTCCATCTCCGCTTAAATGCATCTTCTTTCTCTGAATAACAAGCACTCCTTTTTTCTTTTACAAAATAGCTTGCTAGTCTTACTGCATCTTCTGCTCTACCTTGATACAACATCAACTTATGCATGCCATGTGGCCAAAGTTCATTCAACTCATCTGAATATAGTTCTGCATTATTGATGATCATGTGGAAATGTATTCTTATTTTCCCCTCCGCTATGTAAATGTATTTCAATTCTTTATCCAGTTTTTTATATCTGCGTTTTAACCTTCTTATAAAATTCTGAATATCTTTCTTTGCATCTTCCCATGTAGCAGGCTGTTCCTTATATGTGAGTGTGATGTAACAATCATTTGTAGTGAAGTTATTATCAATCAGCATACGCAGCATTGCTTCTGCTTGTTTTTCATTTTGCTTTTTCTGTGCTTCTGGTGTGACGCTTTTCTTTTTGACACGCTTTCCATTCTTTCTATAGGTTCTTGATGTGTGATAATCAAGTACCTCTATCATATTTTTAGATATGGTTTTTTTACGCTTCCTCATCGTAATTACTCCCCATGGTCGATTTGTTAATATGTTATATCTAGTTAATAAGAAAAGCCTTGAAATAAGCTTTTCCCTAGTCTTTTATGCCCATGTGTGATATAATTACGTTAGGTTTGGTACGTAATTACGTGCTTGATTAGGCTACTTTAATTAGTGGCCTTTTCTTTTTGCCTAGGATAATTGCAATGCATGTCACCTTGTTCAATCTCTAAATATTGACATGCATCGCAATGTTCCATACATATAATCCCTTTGGCCTGTCTACAATGAATGTAGGCACGGCTTTTTTTATTGCACGCATCACATATGCTACATATGCTGCATCTGCTGCGGTTGTTACTCATTACATGTCACCGCATCAAGCAGTATTTCTCTTGCCCTTAATGCAAGATATACCTTGTTTTCTTTAATTGGGCCTTTACCTGTTATGCGTAATACATATTCCCCTGTCTTTCGCTTAACAAAAATAGCGCATCCATTAGCAAGAATAGTAAAGTCTAAACTTGCACTTTTATTGCTTACACTGATAGATGTAATGTGTTCCCTTAAAATTTGCATTTCTTCATCATCAAACATTAAATATGTTTTTAGTAGATCTAGTGCTTTTTCTCTTTTGTCTTTCATGTTTTATCACCTCCTTAACCCTGCCTAACATCCAAATTGTGATGCCAGTTGTTAGTGTTAAAACCATATTTATTAATATTTGCCAGCCTTCTGCTTGCTCAATTCCTCCATATAGACCTAACCCCAATATTCCCAAGCACCATTGCACGGTTGTAATTAGATTTATAATGTTCATCTTCTATGCCCCCTTTAGCCACTTCATGTGCTGCCCTTTCATCCATGCTTCAAATTTTTCTACATGCACCAGCGTTTGTTGTGGTCCTAGCTGCATACAGATTTCATTAAATTTTCCTTCATTGCGGATCATATCTATTCTTCTATAGATATACATCTTGCTCCGTCCCCATATCTTAGCTAGTGTGCTAATAGGAACATACTTTGGTTGAACACTTTCCATTTTTACCACTCCTTCTAATCCGTCTTATTTTTCAGATAAATAAACTACATCAACTTTAATTCCTAGTTCTTCTAACTCTATAAGTGCAAGCTCTAGTTCTCGTTTAGTATTAGATGCTTTCTCATAAGCGGCCATGAATTTATCTCCAGTCATTTTCTTCATAGGCCCCTCTAATTGAATTGTTAACATTAATAACACTCCTCTCTATTTCATCTTTTTTTCAGAATTGATATAATCACCTTGAAAGGATGTGATTATATGGTTCGATTAGATGAAATTGCCAATGACAAGTTTTTTAAATCTTTAGAACAGCAACAAAAATTTATTGAAGAATTATATGCCCCTTCCAGAGCTATGCAAGCACAGTTAAAGATGGCAACGTCTTCCTATTTTCATTTTGTGCAACAAGCATCATCGGTTTATGTTCCGGCTTTACAAGCAAGCCAATTGATAAAAGCCTCAATGATTCCAATGCATAAGGCTATCTTCCCTTCTGTTTCACCAATGGATTGCGCTCCATGGAGAGAACTGATGGCATTTCAAAAATCATTACAGGACTTAAATGCTACGCTTCCAACGCAAAGCATCATCGAAATACTGGACATGGAAGCTTTGGATATCACAGAACCTTCTATACTAGATCTAAATACTGATGAAACTTTAACAGATATCGAAAGTACTACAATTGAAGCACTATCAAAAGATAAAAAGTTTATCACTTGGTTTCGCTTGACTTTTCCTGACTTCGCAAATCAACCAGTTCAAGTTATAGCCAAATATTTCTTTCATCAAATCCTTGCACCATTAATAGTCCAATTACTTTTGCTTTTGATTAGTGGTTCATTTAAGGACGAGTAGTAAGTAATCTCGAGGCATTTCTTTGAAGTGCCTCTTTTTCTTTATCTTCTTTTGTTTTCCATCCTTCTAGCACCCCTAATGCAATTAAATATTTTTCAAAAGCTTCTGAATTATCTTCTGTTTGATTCTCTAATAATTGATATAAACAACGCCCTATCAATTCACTAAGTAATTCTATTTCATTTTCTTCAATTGTTATTTGCTCTGTGTTTTGCATGAACTTTAATGCGGAAATATACCTTTGTACATGCTCGCCATTACTTGCAAATTCTTTACACTCCATTAAGGATCGAATCTTCTTAATTGTTTTATCCTTGATGATTTTTAATTGAATTTCTTTCATGTGATTTCACCTCTTTATTTTATTTTTCTCATTTTTGAGACTTTTCAGATAAAAAAATAGCGTAAGCTTCCGCATCAGTTAATGAAAGCACATCTTTAATTCGTAATGCTTCTTCTATTGTGAAACTATTTCCATCTTTTTCAAGTCTTCGATAAAATGTGCTTCTATCAATACTTACTTTGTCTGAAAATTCTACAATATTATACCCACAATCTAATATTTTTCTTTTTAAAGCTTGTACATTCATATATATCACCTCCCCTTTTGTCTCATTTTTGAGATTAACTAAAGTATAGTACTTTTATTTTAACCCGTCAACATATATTTTCTCATTTATGAAACATTTTAAACTTTTTAAAATTATTTGTTGCAAATATGATACACTTATAATATACTTGTCTCAAAGGAGACGAAGTTATGACTGAACAAATACATGAACGAATAAAACGTTTACGCAAACAAAATAAATTATCTGTCGATGAAATTGTAAAAAAGTTAAATATTTCTCGTGCAACATATTATCGCTACGAAAGTAATGAAATAGAGAAATTGCCTTTAACTATACTTGAGCCACTTGCAAAAATATTAAATACTACTCCTGCATATTTAATGGGCTGGCAAGAACCGCATCAAGAGAATAAATCTATTACATCCAATCAAATCGAAGGTTACTATGTAGATCCTGAAACTGCTGAATTTGCAGAATATCTACGTACACGTCCAGAGGCTCGTTTATTATTTTCCGCATCACGTGGCATTTCCAAAGAAGATATGGAAAAAGCAGTTGAATATATTGAACTTTTAAAATTAAAACATAATAAATAATACTATTAGGGGTTGTTAGTGTGATTATTAATATTATTGAGTGTGATATTCCAAATGTGAAAGCTGTTACATCTACAGGGGAGGATGAAGGTGTTCACAATATTTATATCCGTAAAAATATGTCTATTGAAGATATGAGAAAAGAAGTTGCTCATGAATTATTACATATCATCAATGAAGATTTCCACGTTGACCAGCATGTTAACCTCATTGAACATATGGTAAGAAGAAAAGAACTTACTGATGATGTATTAGATGAAATAGATTTCTATCATCATGTTTTATAGTGTGTAAATTATTGTTAGGAGGCTTGTCAAAAAGCTTATTTCATGGTACACTCTGTATACGGAATCTGGGGAGACTTAGAAATAAGTCGCAACCTGAAAAAGCTGTGTACAGAAATGTACGCAGCTTTTTTTATTGCTATGAAACCATTTAAAGATTATGACGAACAAATTAAAATTTTACAAGATAGAGGTCTTTTACCTATCATAACGGATACTTCACTTACTAATTCAGAACTTGTAGATAGTAATGGGTGTATATCTATCTCAAGTAATCCCATTCCATATGCCAAAACTTTACTACAATCATATGGCTACTACAACATTATTAACCTCTACAATAAACCATTCGTACATAATGATACTTACGATAAAGATATGGATTTTTTTAAACTTATGAGCCTACACGAAATAGATACTATTATTAAATCGCTCTTATACTCCCCAATCTTTATTGCAGAACAAAAAATAAAAACTACTATTGCACACTCATTTGCACAAAAATATGGCCCTTTTGATTCAACATCTTTAACAAATTACGTTGAGCCTTATTTAGATTCTTCAAATTATAATCGTTCATTGAAAAATAACTCTAATAAGCCTCAATGTAATGATCTTATAAAACATTTTACTAAAATCCTAACAGATAACACTAAATATCCTCCTTTCAAACACTATCAGACTAAACATGGACATATTCCTATTTGGGTATTCATTAATAAACTTACCTTTGGTGAAATGAGAAAAATGTTTGAAGTATTGAAAATACAACAGAATATCTCTAATGTTTTTAATTTAACACCATCTGAATTACGTAGCACATTAATCTACCTCAATAATGTTCGTAATGATTGTGCACATGGAGCGAATTTTTTTCAGCAAACCTATCCAGCATTAAAATCATCTATTAAAATCATCTCTGATTTTGAAACTACATTCTCTTTTCAAAACTCTTCTATTGGTAATTTATTTACATGTCTTTGTTTATTAAAGCCATTCTTACCTGCATTCGATTATTTCAAAACTTGTGATTCTTATTTTAATGAAGTTTTTAAAACTGTAATTTCTACGCATCCTATGCCAATAATTACACCATATGTAATGAAACAACTTGGTGTTACTAGCTTGGAAGATGCACAAAATAAATTATTTTATTTAAAGTCATACAAATAAAAATCCCCCTACTCTGCGCTAACAGAATAAGGGGCTATGATACACCTAAGAGGTATACCACATCAACTTACTATATTATACCATACCTCTTAGGCTTATTTACTATACCATTTTTTATCCTAGGAGGTATTTTTAATGTGGTGTGAAACCGTAACTACCAAAGCTGGTATTATTAAATATAAATTTCAAGAACGCTATATAGATCCTTATAGCGGTAAAACAAAAAGAATATCTGTTACCTTAAATAGTAATAGTAGGCAAGCCTACAAAATCGCACAAGCTGAATTGCAAAATAAAATTGACTTGGCCACTAATACAGACATTGCCAAGGATATGACATTGAATGATATTGTATCTGAATATTTAGAGTCAAAGCGTGCGTTTAGAAAATCATCTACTCAATATAGTATGGATAATCTACACAAACAGATTATGAAATGGTTTCCTGCTGATATATTACTATCTAAACTTTCACCATACATTATCCAAAGCACGTTTGATAAATTTGCTTGCCAGTATTCCTATAATTATACGAAACTGGCCCTTAGTCTTATTAGACAATCATTAAAATACGCTAGGCGCATGGAATATATTCGTGATATTTCATTCTTAGATAATATCGAATTACAAAAACCAGTAGCGGATGTAGACCGCATCAAAAAACAGCGCTCTAAATTTCTAACTAAAGATGAACTAAAAGATTTACTATCACAATTAGATACTATCAATCATCATGTATCCCTATTATGTGAATTTCAATCTTTAACTGGTCTTAGATTTGGTGAAATGGTGGCGTTACGCACTGAAGACTACGATGCAGAAAATGCGGAAATAGATGTAAACGCCACTTTATCTAATCGTGGTAGCTTTTCTGACCCTGCCATGCGATTGCCTCCAAAGAATGTTCATTCTATCCGTAAAGTTAAATTAGATGCAAGGGCCGTACAAATTATTAATCACTTTATAACCGCCAATCAAGCAAGACGATTATGGAAATCTAAATTTGCTGACCTAGGCTATATCTTTGTTACGGATGGTGGCTTGCCATATGATCTACATTATGTGAATAGAACTATAAAAAAACTTGGTTTCCCAAAACCAGTAAGCACCCACACCTTTAGACATACTCATATTTCTATTCTTGCTGAATCTAATGTTCCTCTAAAAGCAATTATGGAACGTGTTGGCCACAATGAGCCACGTACTACACTTGCTATTTACACTCATGTAACAGATGAAATGAAACAAGAAGTAAATGCAGCTATTACAAATATGGGTAAAGTACTTGCAAATAAATAAAAAATGAGCCACCGCATCATGTGCAGTGGCTTTTTTCAATCCTCATATAAAAGGGGCAAGCGTTATTTTCTTCTATTGAATACGGCTATTAACCACTTTTTCTAAGTCCCCTGTGCCATCAAATATGTTAAATCCTATTTCACGAATTAGTTTCATTTGATACTTGTGTTCGTCTCTTGTACGTTTAAACTCTGTTAAATGTTTTACCATACCTCTCATAAGAGATATATTGGTTTCCATTTCTTCTATGTACTCTTTAACACAATCATAATCAATGCCTATTTTTTCTTCAATTGCCACTACAGACTTAACTGGTGCTACAGGTTGCCTATTAAAGTATTTAGCAATTTCTAAATTAATAGGATCTACATTATTGTACATAATACAAGTTAGTTTATATGCTGTAGGTTCTGTGAATACAATTAATCGTGAAACAGCACTATGCATAGGAATATTATTTTCATGCTTATAAGCAGTTACTTCTTCCTTTTCCAAAAGTTGATATGGCAAGCCTTTATCTTTTAAATGCCATAGAATACTTGTTCTATTTCTTTTTACTATTTCTGCAAAATCACCAATGGTTATGACAGGTACACCGTTATATGTCTTACAATGTAGTTCGTTTGGGTTTACAGGCTCTTCTAAATAGCCTTGTTTTAATGTTTCTTCCATTTCGTTGAAAGCTTGAATATATTTTAACTTCCATTGTAATGCTTTCTTTCCTGTAAATCCCATAGCAAGTAGTGAAAAACCATCACGATTCATTAAATACATTGGCAACCGTCTACCATTGTAAGAATATGATTCTTCATGGAAAAATTCATTGGCCGAATTTTCGGCTGATAAAATATCTCTTATAATTTCTATAACATGCTTATGTTGTTTTCCAAAATGTTCTGCTAAATCTTTACTAGATACAACAATTTGATTATTATTAATTACTACTAATTTATTCATGATACTCTCCTTTTTCTTTAAAGGAACATAGCATTCATGATATAATATTTCATGAGGACTATGTTCTCCTACATATAAGGCAACTACTCAACTTTCCACGGATGGTAGTTGTCTTATTTTTTTAGTCTTTTGATAGCCTCTCGGATTGCATCTGCTTTTGATATTTGTTTTTCATCACAATATTCATTTAACATCTTATTAGATTCACTATCTAATCTAACTGTAATTCTTGTTTCCTTTGGATTATCCGTAGGCCTACCCATTTTTGCAGCACTCAT